AAAGGTACACAAGGCACGCAGATTTAACATTTCCCAACACATATTTAACGCCTGTTAACACACTTTGGCACGCTTTTTGTCTGAGCCGCATCGTACCAACTTTAACACACTTTAACTTTGTTAAACTTTCATAAAAATAATGTTTCACGTGAAACGGTGGCAAAGTGATTGTTTCACGTGGAACAAAGGGGGCGATTTGTTAAAAAGATTAAAATTAAAACTTTTACACTATTTAACGAAAATAATTTGGTAGTTTCGTGAAAAAGTTGTATCTTCGCAACGTGATTAAGAAAACATAAGTTGAACAATTAAAAATACAAAGTTATGATAAGAGTACAAAAGTTTAAGTTTGAAAATCGTTTTGAATCTTTTGAAACGAAAAATATTAAGGTAGTTACTAAAGCGTTAAAAGACTATCGTTTTTGTGGTGATAATTTATATATCCACACAAAATTTGTAGGTGAATATGCAAAGGTTGATGTTTTAGACGTTAACGGCAAACCTGTAAAGACTATCTAAAGTTTAACCGCCTGTAAGGCTCACCCCTTACAGGTTTAAAATAATTGATATATGGAACATTCATATTTTAGAATCACATTGAAACAAGCTGACAAAGTTACAGTTTTTATGGTACGTTCTGACAAAGTAAGCGAGTTCTTTAATAATAAGATTTATTACTTACAGGGCGATTGTTCAATAACAGTAAAGGGGCGTTTTCCAACGCACAAAGATTCTCGCAAGTGGTTTATTGTTATACCAACAGAAAAATAAATAAGTGATATGAAAAAGATTAAGTATTTTAAATTGTCTGAGTTCGTCAACTCAGCAACTGCAAAACGTTTGGGCATTGATAATACACCAACGTTTGAAATCGTTGACAACTTGAATCGTTTGGCTGATTATTTAGACGGCATTCGTACAAAGTTGGGTAAACCTATCTCAGTTAATAGTGGGTATCGTTGCCCGATGTTAAATAAAGCCGTTGGGGGTGTTGTTAATAGTCAACACCAAAAAGGTTTGGCTGCTGATTTGGTTTGTGCTGATATGGAATCTTTAGAAAAGGTTCTGAGAGAAACAGGCGGTTTTGACCAACTTATTAAAGAACACCGTAAGGGGTCTAAAAGTTTTTGGTTTCACGTTTCAGTGTGCAACCGTAACGGCAAACCCCGTAACCAAATTATAATGAATTTGGAAAAGAAATAGTTATGGATAAAGCAATAGAAATTTTGTTGAAATCGGTTAAAGGTTCAACAGAAACTTTGCAGTATATAGCAGAAAATACAACAGGTACAAACGGTATGTTATTAAATTTTGTTATTGATACACTAAAGGCGCAAACCTTATTAATAAAAACTATTTCGTGCAAACTTGATGAAGAAACGGCAAAGAAAAACCGTGCTTTGGATTTTATTTGTAGCAAAAATCTAGCCTACGAATTTACTAATAAAAAATAAGAAAACAGGCGGTAAATTGTTACCGCCTGTTTTCTTTTATAAATAAACGCCTGTTTCAAGTTGTGAAACAATTTCGTTATATTCATCTACCAACAAGTTTGCAGTGTTCAAATTCACGTTTTCAAACTGTGCAAACCCTGTAACGTCTTTAACTGTCACGTTTTCCTGTGTATTGTTAACAGGAACGTTTACGGTTAAATTCTCAGTAATCAACACGTAAGGTTCTAAACCGTACAAAATTTGTTCGTTCCATTGTTCACCGCCAACAACGTTTAAATCTGTGCCCAAACGGTAAATAACATCACGTGACAAAGAAAAACTTTCAATTTGGAACGTTACACCATCGCACGACAACAACGCCACCGCATCACCTGTAATTACGTTAACTTTGATAGATAAATTAACCGTTTTACCGATGTAATTACTATCAATAGAAACAACGCCACGGCACGGGATAAACATTTGAATCTGTGCGTTATAGTCTTCGTTATTACCGTTTGCCCCTGTTAGTTCAACGTTTCCGAAATCTAGTAACATAACATCACTATCGGGATATTTAACCTTTATCCCTGTGTTGTAGTTACCGCACTTCAAAACATCGTCACCGCCAACGGGAACTGCTGCAAATATTCTTTTGATACGGTTTACATATTCGCCCAAATTCACCTCAGAATAAGTTGTGCCCGTGTCATTTTCGCCCGTTTGTTTAAAGAAACGTTTCTTTGAAAAATCGTCCAAATTTTCCAACGTAACCACATAAACGTTTATTGCACCGTAATTTTTAATCGTTGGCGGTTGCACTACATCGGCATTTGCATAAACGGTAAACTCTGATGCACCCGATGTTAAATTAATCGTTACCGTGCCCGTTTGTTTATCTTCTGAAATCGTGCCGTTAATTACAATAGGGTCTCCAGAATCGTCTATGAAATTTGCCTCTATCATTGTTAATTCTGCATTCGGGTTCGCTTTGAAATTAAATGTGTAACTTTGTCCCGTCTTTACCTTTATAGGCTTTTCACCAACAATTTCACAATTTGTTAAACCGTAATTAACTTCGATAAAATCCCCTAACAGATATTCACCGTTTATAATAACCGATTCTGTTGTGATAGGAACAATAATTGTTGCAGTTTGGTTTGTTACGGGCATTTCGTAAGTTTCTCCACCGTATGTTATTGTAGGCGTGCCGTTAAACATTCCCTGTGAGTTTCCTGTAACGGTTACGGTGTAATTTGTTTCACTTGCCACCGCTTTTGCAGTTGTGTTTGCTATATTGTTAGTTATTTGCAGTTCCTTTACACCCGAAATAAATTCACCTGTTATAGAAATTTCGTCACCACTAGAGCAATAAACCGTAAGCGTGCCAACGTTACCCGAAACTTTAAACGGATCTTCCACCCAATCACCGTCCCAATCTTGATATACAGCTGTTAAATCGGTAAACGTACCGTCACCGTTGCCCGTTACTGTTACAATAAAATGGTGTGAATCCTTTCCCTGTTTGTCGGTTATTGTAACGTCACCCGTGAAATCCGATGTATCGTAAGTTAATAAATTTGCCATAATTAAATGTTACCTTTAATAGTTACCATAATAATACTACCTGTTTCGTTCAATAACCCTTTATTTGGAAAATCTAGTTTTCTGATATTCGGGCGAACGTCCACCACGTTTGTACGGTTTGAAAGATATTTGTTACCGTTTTCACTTTTCGTTAACGTTGCAGTACTGTTTAAGATAATATCCTTATAAGTAAACAGAACGTCAACACGCAAACGAACTGTGCAAATATCACCGTCTTGTTGTTTCTCAGAAACGAAATAATAACGGTTCAAACTTTCGATGTAAACGTAATTGAAAGTTACAGGTGTGCGAGTTCTGAAACGTACAACAGGCGTTAAAACATTAAACGTTGCATTCAATACGCCCGTGTAATCTTCGTTTGCTTGTAAAGTCTTGTTTACTTCGTTTGGTTTGCCGTTGTAAACGAAAGTTTTAATTTTAATCATACCGATAAAAGTTAAAAAGGGTGTGCCCCTGTGCTATCAACTACAGGAAACACACCCCAACAGTTAAACAACCAAATTAGGCAACAAAGAACACAACAAAGTTTTCGTTTGTGTCGTTGAAGTAACCCGCATCGAATTTGAAGTAATTGTTGAAAAATTCGGCTTTGGCGTTGTAGTTGGTTGTTACTCGCTTATCCAAATTGGTTACACCTAAGGCGTCACGGTCAAACATCACACCCAATACGCCACTGATGGAAACGCTTGCACCGCTTGCCGATTTCACATCAATCTTTGAAACGTTGGCAAAAGCGTAATCTTTGCCCGTTGCTTGCCAACTTGCCACGGTTTCCGCCTGTGGTAACAAAACGTTCTCATTATGGAACGTATCGGCATACAGATAAGTCTTTGCTGCTGCTGCAAAATCTGACAACAGAACGGTGTGCAAAACGTCTTTCGGTGTGAAACGTTCCTTACCGCCAACGTTAAATAGGGTTGAAATTGTCTGCAATCTGTCTGCATACAAACCCATCATATATGCAGCAAAACGGATAAAGTCGGGGGTTGTTACTGCTACGTTTGCAGCCAAAGTTGCACCCGTCTTTTCGTTGTAAAGTTTCAACAGGTTCACACAACGAACTGTTGACGCACTTGCATAGTCAACAGTTTCGCTTGTTGACGATACGAAGGCGGTCTTATCTGCGTCCAAAGTTTCCGCAATCATATTATTAATAGTACGCATAACAAGTGCATCGGTCTTGATAGTCATTGACTTTTCAACAGCTGAATAAATCATAGACAAAAAGCCGTTCAATTGTTCTGCGCTGCTGAAAGATTCCTTTACCTGTCTTTCTGTGATAGATACAGCAACTTCAAAAGTTACCTTAGAGTTGAAGAACTTAGCAGAAACCGTCGGTTTGTGGAAAACGTCCTGTTTGTACTCTGTGCCGTCCTCAAGATTCCACGTATCGTTTTCCTCAGCCTGTGGAACGTCAGCACTGATTTTCTCCAATACAGAACCAAACTCCCACGCATCCATAAGAACGGATGGAACTTTACCCGAATAAGGGCGATTTACGAAAACCACTTTACCGATATGGTTTACAAGTGATTTAACGTAATTATCAACGGCATTCTGATTAAAAATCTCATTGCCCAAATCAACGATACCTGTCAAATCTTCGTTGACAATATCGGTTTTGCCCAATACTTCACCCGATACCGTGTTAACTAAACTATAAATCTGTTTTACTTCCATTTTTATAAAAATTAAGTATTAATAAATATCTATTGTTAACTCTTTTGCAAGTTCTGTTATAACTTGCGTTTTGAAATTAGTTTTGCGCAAACTCATTTCTTTTTGAATAATCTCACTAGTAGGAACGCTAGACGGAACACCGTTTTTAACAACTGTTTTCGTGCCCGTTTCTTGTCGGTTTCCTGTGGAATCTCGCTGCTGCTTTGTGTCATTGCCAAAATCTCCATCATTAAAAGTTACACTTGAATCGACCGTGTTATTATTTCCTGTTTCGTCAACGGTATTATTTGTTGTTTCCGTCAACTTTTCAGTAACAGGGTTTAACGGGTCATATTCGTTATTAAACACGTTAATCTGTTTTTGCCATTCATCAAACTTCACCGTGATAATGCTTTTAACGATATCTGTTGCAGTTTCGTTTGTGACTGCATCAACTAGAGTTCTGTTTCCATATTTGAAACGTAAATCAATATCAATTACTTTAGGGTCATCGTCCCCAAAAATTGATTTGTACAAAACAGGAAACAGGGGCGCAAAGATTTTTTCAAACAAACCATTTTCACCCGTGAAAAGTTCGTTAATTTTCATCGTCTTCTTTGTTTTCTTCTGTTTCTTCATTTTCTTCTGTTTCTGTTTCCGTTTCTTCTGTTTCTTCTGTTTCTTCTGTTTCTGTTTCTGTTTCTTCTGTTTCTTGCGTTTCTTCTGTTTCGTTTTCCTTTACAGGGTCAACGTCTTCTGTATCGGTGTGATTGTGCCCGTCTTCTGTTGCTTTGAGTAACGACAAATAGTTTTCGTGCTCAATCTTCCAACTAGAACCCAACGTTACAGAAATTTCCGTCCCGAACATTTCGTTAACACGTTTTACACCCTCAACACGTTCTGTTAACATTGAATCAACAAACGGCATTAAAGCGTCTATATTCATTGAAACTTCTTGCGTGTTCAAACGTTCACGTTTCATATTATAGTTTGCATTCAAACCTAAATCGTTAAACATCGACGCTTTGTAGTACTGCAAAAGTTCTATTAATTGCCCGATTTGTTGGTTTCCCTGTGTCGGTGGAGTTTGTAAGTTAACACCTTTGAAAAAGGCATTTTCCCCGATTACTGAGAAATCACCGTTTAAAATCTTCTGCAAGAAAGATTCTGCGCTTTGTTTGGTCTTATCGTCACTAGCAGAAATTAACATAGTGATACGTATTAAAATGCTAGCCAAATTAAGCGTTATTGTCGCATCGGTGTAAAGAACACCATATTTGCCGATTATTGGCAAAAGCGAATCCGCAAACGGTGTATTGTTGATAACGACAATATCGGAATCAATTTTAAACGTTTTGTTCAAATTTAACCACGGGTTTGCAACAACGTAATCTTTGCCGTGATAATACGCATCACATTCACCGCCCCGTGTACCCTGTAAAGCATACAGTTCCCCGTTTACTTTTGCGATACCCACGTTACCCGATGTTTGCAGAATCTTTTCAAGTTCTACAGGGGGCATTGTTTCAGGTGTGCCCGTGTACTCAAACATCTTGGAAGTCATACAAAGAACACGTTGCATAAATGTGAATAATGCAGAATCTTTGTTTTTAACTTCTGTTTGATACCTGTTATATAAGTTTTCTTTCTCCATTATTTAACAAGCGTTTTAATTAAGGTACAAAGTTCTGTCAACACCTTAGTGTTACTTTGTACGGTTTCATTTAACTTATCGGTTTCGTTTTGATGTCGTTCGTTCTGTTTCTCCATATAGAAGAAAAGGGCAACGCACACCGCAACAGGAAAACCAACGTTACTAATTAATGATACAATTGCGTTTACATCCATATAGCAAATTTTAACTTTGTTATTTGATGTTGCAAAGATAGGAAAATTATTTGGTATCACCAAATAAAACGGGGGGAAAGTGTTTCACGTGAAACATTTTTAACCCCCGTTAACAGATATTAAGTAATAATGTTACTTCTTGCACTTGCCATCAAATAGTTACGCACAATTTCGCCGATTTCGTTATTCTGATAAAATACCTTATCGGTTGCAAAATATCTAGTTATCTGCGATTCTAGATAGGTTGCAGTGCTCAACAACTTTCGTTTATAGTTTGGTTTGCCGTTCATTTGCAACGAATAAATCAAACTGTTGTCTGTGTCCTTTATCGGGGTTGTTTTGTTGTGGATATAAATAAAGTTATTCACCCCGTTTTCTTTGTCATCAATCTGTATCACGTTGCCCTGTAAGGTCATTTCGTTAAACTGAATATAGAAGACAAACAGCACGTCATTCGGTTTGTATTTTACAGGTAGGTGTGGATATGCTGCGAGTTCCCATTTACCGCCCGTAATCATTTGCAGATTTTCGTTATCGAAACAGAAATATTTGTTACTCGCTTTGTGTTTAACAATCGTGCTACAATATTCTACTGCAACAGTCGCACCGTGTTCACCGAAACGGTAAATGTCAATAGTTCCCTGTTCCATCACTCGCACCTGTTTCAAACCCATTTCTGAGAAATACGGGCAAAACTGATTCACCGTGTTACCTAACATAAAAACTTTAACATCGTTTCTCTGTCTGATAATTGTACTCAACAGGTTCATATAAAGCATAAATTCATCGGGCAAATAGTAACGCCTTGTTAGGAACTCATCGAAAACTATTGTAGTTATGTTTGGGTAACTGCTAGATTTTTCGTGCTCCTGTTCTGAAAGACAAAACCCGAAACAGAACGGTGTGTTATCGGGTACACGTTTTTTGGTTTCGGGGTCATAAGACGAAAGAAACCATTTACCCGAAATATAAAACACTTCGTTAAACTTACCGCCTGTTAGTTCCTGTATCACGCCATTTGCAACGTGATTACTAAACAAACTTTCGGCACGTTTGCCCCTTAAATCTTCACGCCATCTACGAATATAAGCCATTTGTTTACCTGTGCGCAAATATTCTTTAATTCCATACAGTAACGTTGCATAAGTCTTACCGTTGGAACGTTCACCGAAAATTATATTGTAATCGGCATTCTTTGATAAAATGCGATTCAACGTGTAAAATTTCGGTGTTTCTACCTTTTCTTTCTTCTGTTTCATATTATTCTTTCTTTAATCTGATACCCATTAAATAATTTATATAAAGAACTGAAAGACTTAAAGTGTACCCCGTTGGTTCTAAGTGTACGCCCGTTTTCGTGTCGTAACTTGAAACCGTACCTTTGTAATCTTTTATCGTTCCCGTTTGTTCGTAATCAATATATGTATGAATATTCTTACCTGTTGCCGATGGTGGAATATCTAGATAATTTGTAAATGCGTCAAAGATTCCACTTTCTCCAAACGTTTCTAACATATAAGGGATAGCAGATTTTTTGTTAACGCCCGAAACGGTCATTGAGTAATTGTAATCTTTGCCGTTTACTGTAAGGGCGTTTTCTTCTTCCACCATATAACGTTTTGCGCCTAAAGTTTTGAAACGGGCGTAGCGTCCCTCATAGTCCCAAACCCCCAAAGGTTTTGCTATTCCCTTAATTGTCACCGGTTCAACCTTTTCAAACGGTATTTTATGGAATCTACAGGCTGCACGTAGTTTTTGCTGCGCTAAATCGTTGTACGCTTTGAAATAGTCTTTGTGTGCATCACCATTCATAATTTTAACGGAATCGGTATCGCTATATATGTAATCATCACCACATTCAGAAATACCTGTAAACAGGTTTCTTCGTGCATAAGCGGTTACATAAATACCCCACGGGTAAAACAAAAAGCGGTTTTTACTATCGTTGTATTTATTCAATATTTCTAACTGCTTTTCGCCTGTAAGGTGTTCAACGTCCCATGTTTCACCATCGCACAAAATTTCATCACGCAACGGGTTTGTAACACACATACCGTAACAACTATTCAACATTTCTTTGCTATTCAAATACTCTACTTCTTTACCCTTTACACACTTTAGTTTTGTTTTCATTTCATACAGGTGCAAAATAGATTCTACAAACTCAGTTGGCAAATATTCTTTTCTGTAACAAATCATTCGCCCGATTCTTATTTGTTCCCACGTGTAAAACTGTGAAAACACTTTGTAATCTATTTCGGTAATCGTCATACATATTTTCTTTGCGCAAACCAATCGCCCGTTATTCTCGGAAACGTTTTCTTTCACAAAACATTTACTAACAGATATAGGATTTTCGTTTTCTGATTTTGCAAATATGTTTGTTATCTCCACATCAAAAACACAACAAAATTTGCTAGTCATAAACTCAAATTGCTTCATTGACTTTATAGGTACAATTACGCCCGTACTCATTGGAAACTTTTCTGAAACCATAACGTAAGGGTAACTGCTAGTAAAATCGTAACTATCTACGTTTTCAATCACTTCATCGGTATATTTTGCGTTGGCGTGCGTAAAACCGCCCGAAAACGCCCGTTGTAACATTGCAAATTCTTCCATACCTGTTATATTTAAGTTGTGAATCTTATCAATATATTTAAAGTTTGGAATCGTTTTGCCTGTTTCGTCAGTTGTTTTAAAACATACAGAACGGCAATATTTACGTACAAAACCCGTCTTTGTAATCGGTAAACGGGTTATTCCTTTGTAACGTTCCAATAGTTCCTGTATATAACACATTACCACTTTTATATCATTCAGACAATAACCAATTTCTTTTTGTGTCAACGGGGTTTTACTGTGACGTAACAAACTGTAATCCAAATCACCCACCAACTTTTCACATTTGTATGTGTGTAATTGTTCGCCTAATTTAGCCAACGAATAACCCGATAATAAGTAACTGCATCGGAACTCTAAACCCGTTTTTGTTATTCCGTAAATTGGTTTACGTAAATCTATAGAGAAAACTTTTTCCCATTCCAACAACTCACGGAAAAATTGGAACTCATAAGCCAGATTGTGAACGTATATAATAATTCGTTTCTTTGGGCAAAGTTCCAATATATCCACTATTTCGGATAACATTTGCAAAAATTCGTCCCACGTGCGCCCCATTATGCAAAAACCGTTTATTCCAAATTGCCAAACATACATTAAAGAGCACTTTTCCATTTTGGTTTCTTTTCCACCTAATTTCATATAGCGTTCATAACTGTATGCTTCCCCGTCTTCATCACGGTAAAATGATGTAGTTTCAATATCGAAAGATACAGGAACGTTTAAGAACTTTTCGCCCTTATTGTTTCCTGTAAAATTCTTATCGTTCACCGCCAAAGATAAAACCTTTGCAATATCTTTTGGCGTGTAAACTTCTGTATGTAGTTCAAAGGGTATTTTCTTCATTATAAACCAAATTTTTCAAATTCTGATAGAATCTTTTTTAACGGTGCATCATCGTTAAAATGGTCAACACCGTTTACGTAAGCCTCAGCGGTTCCGCTTTTTGCAATTTGTTCCATCGCATCATCTAAAGCATTTTCAATTTTAACTGCATCATCTTCGATTTGGTCGCTAACATCCCGTGATTCTTGTTCTAGTTCGCCCGTGAAATCTTTGTACTGCATTAAATATTGTTCCAAAAATCTTTCATCGGAAACACTTGCAATTTTACCCATTAATTTATCTTGCATCAACTTAAATTCTTTATCGTTCAAGTTGTAAGACTTCTTTAAATGGTTTGAATATTCACGTGTACCTAGTGCCGTTGATGTAGGTTGTTGCAAGAAAGAAACCGCTTTGGAATATTCAATTTTTAAATCGTTCCAATCGTGTTTCATTGAAAACTTAGTGAAACCTTTAATATCACCTTTGTTTAACGCAACAACGGCGGGCGAAACAAAACCCGATTTTTCCACATTCTGTATGCGGCGGTTCGCCTGTTGAAACACACGGGCGATTTCTTTGCGCAAATAGCCACGGGATTCTATCGCGTCTAATATTTGCTTATCAACGTGTACTTTGCCGGTTGCTGCAAACGTTCTTTTTGAAAACCCTATCGGATTTAACTTTGCCATAATATCAACACTTTAAATGAAACAAAAAACGGGGGCAACAATAAACTAAGTTACTGTTTACCCCCGTGCCGTTATCCACCCCTTTACCTACGAAAACTACTTATCTACAAAGGTAATACCGTAACACTTTTTAGCGTGCGATTCATATTCATAAATCGTGTAACCAACTTTGTTTGCTTTGATAACGTCCACCGCATCACTATTAGCGAGAATCTCTCGCACTGTGCCACCTGTAAATTGTGGCAAGTTGACAAGACGTTTTTTTTCTGCGTCAATGATTACAGGTGAATCGCCCAACGGCGATTTGTGAACGTACATGCCGTTAATAGAGTGTACCACATCACCGCCACCTTCTTCCTTACTGTTGTAAATATCGGTCAACTTTACAAACGGAAAATCGGTCGTATCAATACCGAAACTAGTCTTATTGAAAATACTAGCAAAACTAAAACCTTTTGGCATAACTTTACACTTTTAAAACGTTAAACTTCTGTTGTCTTTGAACGGGGTTACTTTACTTCGTTCACCCCGTTGGCTGCTGCAAACTCATTCAACCACTTCTTAAAGCGGTTCAACTTAATAACCGCCTTATCATCTTTAGCAACTTCGTTTGAAGTCATTAAAGCGTTAACACTAGTGATACAGTTAAAAACAGTCTCATTAAAATTCTCATTCATAATTACCTAATTTAATTTGTTAAACTTATATTGTTTCTTAAACACGATGCAAAGATACAACGTTTTTTGCGAAACCACCAAATTATTTTCGTTAAAAAGTATTAAAGAAATAAATTAACTGTTGTTAACACTTGTAATCGCCCTCGCCCCCTTTGTTCCACGTGAAACAATCACTTTGCCACCGTTTCACGTGAAACATTATTTTTATGAAAGTTTAACAAAGTTAAAGT